TCTTTAGGTTTTCCAGCACCTGGTTGTCCACCTTCCTCTGAACCACCTTCATCGTCTAACTCGTGACCAGTTCTACCCATAGCTAAATCTGATGGTGTACCTTGTGATTGACCACTTTTAGCAGGATCGTTACCTTCAGCTTCAATCTGTTGTCTTCTAAATTTGTTTTTGTAATCAAAAATTATTTGGTCATCGTTTTCTTTCATTTCGTCATCTGTAAAACCAAATACATTTTTGTAAATCCATTCTGTTGACATCAATCCATCTCTAATCATCGAATCGGCAAGAGAAGCTTTTTGATTCCATAATTCAAGTTTCTCTTGTTCGTATATAGTAGATGGATTAGTAAGTTTTAAGTCAAAGTTTACCAACTCTTGGTCACGATAACCTTGAGAGTACAGATGAACTACAGCAATCTTAGTTAACTCACTAACTACAATTCGCTGTATTCTTTCTATTGTTCTAGCAAACCTAACATCCTCAGCAGCTAATGTAGCTTTAGAACCCAATCCTTCTTCGTATCCTAAGAAAGCCTTTGGAACTCTTAATGAAGCCATAAGTCTGTTTCTTAAATACTCAATATCATCAACAGCATCATAATCTAAACCACTAAGTGATTCGATGTTAGTTCCACTATCTCCACCTCTTACAGGTAAAAAGAAATCTTCTGTAAGGTTTTGGATATTGTAACGAAGATTGTAGTCACCTGTTTTCTCATCAATAACAGGAGCCTTCTTCATCTTATTAATTGTTTGTTGCATAAAGTTATCAACTTCAGCTGGTGGTATATTACCAATGTCTAATTTAAATACTCTTTTTTCTGGTGCTCTCATAATACGATGTATCAACATAGCATCTTCCATAAGAGTTAATTGTTTCCACACCTTTCTACCACCCTCTAACATAGAACGACCATAAGGTACATAATTAGAATCTGAAAGTAATCTAAAGTGAGCTACTTCATAGTTCTCAAATGTCTTTGGGTCTTTCTGTTTAGCTGAGTGTCTACTACCATCACCTTGTGGTGTTAGCATAAATTGAACCATTTGTGGATTATCAGGTTCGTGTCCTTCCATTCTAGCTACATCGTAAGCAGACATAGGTGTTACATTTGTAATACCATACTTATCGGTAATTTCTAATTGTAAAAAGAAATCACCATACTTGTTCATATTACGAACCCAAGGCCATAGATTAAACTCTATGTTTAAGATATCATAAAATAAATTATGAAGTATATCATGAATCTGGTCATTATCTGTTGTAATATCCAATACCTTACCATACTCATTTTTCATAGTAGATTCATCAGAATAGATATCTAAAGCAGAAGCAATTATAGAATCACTATCCATAGATTCGTAGTCTCTAAATAAACCTAAACGGAGTTGCTGTTGATATAGTTGGTCATTATAACCATATTGTTGCATATTAGAATACAACTTACTATATCTATCAACTAAATTAGTTTGTACATTGGATTGTAATTGTCCTGTGTCTACAATCTTTAACTTTCTTCCACCAATATTACGAACAATTGTATTCGTAGAAAATAGTCGTTTTAGTCTTGAAAATAAATCTTTATCTGCCATTTTTATGCCTCTTAGTTAAGTAACCAATCTAACGATTCTTTTTCTCCGTTGGGTCCTACTTCTATTTCCCAAGAGTTCGTTTGATTGGTTGGTTTTTGTGGTATCATCTGTGATGCTACACCACTCAAAGTTCTTTTAGTTAATTCTATTCCTTCATTTCTTAATCTCAATGCAGTATCTCTTACCCAAAGAGTCAAAGCAAAACTCATCACTAAATCATCGTTGTATCCCTGCATCGCTTCAGCTTTATTATTGTTATATATAAATACAAACAACTCATCAATTAATCTCTGTGATTTAACAGTTACTAATCTTTCTCTGAAAAACTCCTCTAACTTAGCAATAACAAGTGGTCTTGTTTTTTGTGTTAGTGTAAATCCAGGGACTAGTTGTTTTTCAACTCTATTTATTTTGTTGTTAACTTGTCTATGTACGTCAACAACTTGTAAATCTTTACTCATGTAAAAAAGGTTTTCATATCCCCTATCAATTACTTGTTGAATTGCTGCCCAACCAATGTTGTTATTTTCCACAACAAGTAATGCTTGATTGTATTCCATAGCTATATTAACTAACAGATTACCATAATCTCTTGTAGACATTCTACCTTTATATTCTGCTACTTGTTCAAGACTTTCAACTTCTAAAACATGAAAAGCAGAATAGTCTGTAGAGTCTCCTCTACTAACGTCAGCACATACTATATAATCTTTTGTGTAGTTTGGTGGTTCCCATACCCAAACATTACTATCAATACCTCTTTTTTCTACTGGTTCACAAACAGTTTTATTTCTAAATTCTTCAAGTATTACACCATCTACGACTGTTTGACCAGATGTGATAAAGTCACAATCACACTCTTGAGCGGCTAATGAAGGCCCTAATAAACTATCTTGTTCATCTCTCCACTCTTGTCCCCTATCTGGATGAACTGTCCAATGAAGTTTAATAAAATTAAATTCATTTAGACCATCTTCAGAATCCATCCAAGTTCTATGGAACCAATTACCAACACCATTAGGTGTTGATAATGCAATACATTGTCCACCAGTTGATAACGTTTGTGATGCCGCTGCCCATATACCATCTATCTTGTCAATAAAAGCTGCCTCATCAAGTATTAATAAAGACAGAGCTTCAGAACGACCACTATCTTCTCCACTCGATACGGCTTTTACTTGAGAACCATTCTTGTATCTTAAACTTAACTTATTATCCTCAACACATCTTTGTTTCAACCAACTTGGTAGATTAGCATGCATCACACGAACCTTTGTTACCAAGTTTTTAGCTACCTCTTGTTTTGTAGCGATAACCAAGATATTTTTATCTTGGTGAAAAGTCATTAACCATAAAGAATATCCAGCAGTTAGTGTAGATATACCCAACTGACGTGCTTTTAGTATAATATTAAACCTACTAGTTACAAAATCTGAAATTGTATCCTCTTGAAAAGGGTACAAATTAAATGGTATCTTACCTTTAATTGGATGTTGAACAACACAATATTTCTTTAAAAAATAAACTGGGTCATTAGCACATTTAACATATTCTTGTTTAATTACTTCTTTTAATTGTCCTTTTGAATTTCGTTCCATATATATAAATATTTACTTTAAAGATTCCTCTATTTTTTCTAAGTGTTCTATAGCTTCACCAGCTTGTTTTTTTAGTTCATCAAAATTTTGAGTCCATTTTTCTTTTTCTAAAGAGTGACCATCTGGATTGACTTGATTATAAGCTTCCATATCTTTTTGATTTTTAAACTCAACTAATTCTTGTTTTTTATCTCGTATCCAAGCTAATTTATTTGCATTTACTTTTTTATCTTCCCACTCATCAAATGTACCATCAATCATCATTTTATTTTCTACTTCAACTTGACACTCAAAACAATGACCGTGTAAGTACCACATTCTTTCATCAAGTCGTCTTTTCATAATTCTTTTACAATCTGGACAAAACCAAGGTAATCTAGCTTCTTTAGTAGCTTCTAACTTTTCGTTAATTCTATCTTGTTCAACTTTTCGTTCTTTTTTAACAAAATCTTGAAACTCTTTATCAACGTTAGCAACCATGATTCTTTTCTCAGGTGTCTCACCCCTTAGAATAGATTGCATAGCCTTATTTTGTCTTACTTCTTCTCTACTTCTTGCCATTTGTAACCTCTAAAAGTTTAATAAACCGACTATTTGATTTACTGGGGCGAAAGCACCAGTAAATTTATAAGTTTTTCCTTTATATTTAAAAACTATTCCCTCTGATGGTACGATTGATGAAAGACCACCAATCTTTTCTAATTTACTTAATTGATGTTTTAATGTTTCTATCTTTTTCACGTCACCACCACTCTTAACAGTTTTAATTGCATTAATTACATCTTTTCTTATTTTTTGTACAGCTTCATCTGGTGATGCAGATAAATAACCACCTATATTTTTTAATATTTCAGCTCCAACATCAAAGAACAAAACTTCAAATGGTTTCATATTTTGTTTAACCCATTTTTGATGGTCATTTTTATCGAATGATAGAGCCCAATCTAAAAACTTTTTATTCTTAATATCTTTTTTCATCATAGGTATCTTATATGATTTGTCAAAGAATGCCCATCTTTTAGTTAAGTTAACTAAAACTTTAGTTGGTATTTTATATTTATATTGTTTAGATGCGTTAAAAATAAATTCTTCCCAAAATCTTTGATGATAAAGTGCTAATGTATCATTGTCTTTTAGTTTATATTGGTTTTGTAATTTTTTTAATCTATTTAAATAAGTATTTTTCTTTTTTCCAAAATCTTGTACTTTTGGTACTTGTAAAAACTGAGGTTTACCTATATTGTAAGTTTTTTGTACGTTCTGATTTACTTGTTTAATCATACCAGCTAACATACGAGCACTATCTTTAGGTTGTCCTACGGCTTTACCACTATCATCATATTCTAATGTTCCGTGAAATACAATCTCTGTTTTATCGTAATCAATTACATTAACTGACTTTGGATATATAACCTCTAGGTTCATCCACCGTTTTCCATTACCAAATACTTTTTCTTTTTGTTTATCTGACAATGAACCGACAGATTTAGATAAATCTTTCATAGCGAAAACAAAAGCGTTTCTTATATCACCTCTACCAGCGAATTTAGATGCTACACCAGCGGTGTCCATAGCGGTTGCTCCGAAGTTTTTAAGTTGTCCTTTGTTTCTAGCCGTAACCAATTTTCCATTTACCCAAGAAACCATTAAGTTTTGACCATCAAGTTTCTCTGTAACATTATCTTCTCGGTTTAAGTTACCACCGAGTCCATTAATAATTATCTGCTTTAAATCCGAAAATGTAAGATTTTTGTCGTCAAATGGGTGATTCATGTGTCCGTATGCTCCACCTTCTAATAATAAGTGTTCTTTAATCTCTTTTTTTTGTTTTTTTGATTGTGAGTTTATTGCACTTCCGTGAGTAGCACCTGGAACTACTAAAACTTTCTTACCTTGTTTTTTCAACTCTTCCATTTTACGAGCCATATTATCTCGTCTCAACTGATTCCAAGCTAACTGAGCTTCACCTAATGTAGTTGAACCAGCTTTACCTGTATCTTCAGGAAAACTTTGATTGAATAGTTGTTCTACATCTTCCTTACTTGGTGGAAACTTACCGTTATACCCATTATCTTTTAGATATTGCTTACCTTCATCTGTTAGATACTTAGCTTCTTTAGGGTTATCACCTTGTCCTACTAAAAATGCATACATAGCACCTGTCATTTGAGATGGTGTAGCATTCATCTTTTTGGCTAAGTCCTTATAGATTGGAGCGTCTTGATTAGTGTGTTCGTTATATTTACCATCCCAAGTATCTACATCACCACCTGCTTTTTCAACCATCTTACCAACAAGTTCTTGTTCTGTACCCTCGTGGTAATTGTGTCCATCACCTTGTCCACCCTCTCCTAAAAACACTACGTTTTCTGCTCCGTGCTTTTTTATAAAATCTTGAACCATTGGAACTACTTGTTTCTTTACAAACTCACCAGCTTTTGGGTCTTTATCACTCATATGAGGTGTTCCAATAACCATACTATCATCGGTTTCGGTTACGTATTGAGCTTTGTGAACTTCTGGTTCGTAACCAACTTCCTCATCACCTAAGTATAAATTACCGTGTGGGTCTTTACCAAAACTTTTAATTTTATCCATTCTTTTTTTAGTTGAGACACTATCTTTTTCATCATAATCTCTGTCAAACTCTGTAGGTTGTATTTTTTTAGATGTATCTGGTTTTTCATCTTTATCAGTCATACTTTTTGCTTGTTTATAAGCAGGATGTTCTTCACCTTGTTTTAATGCACCACCTACTGTGACTTCTTTTTCATTTCCATCTTTAGTTTTGTATTTAATCTTTTTATCCATTACATCATCTTGTTCAATTAGTAATTTCACATAATCATCTAAACGTAATCTTTCTTCTAAGTCTTCTTTTTTATCTAATTCAGTATTTGCTGTATTATCTTTACCAATACCAGGTAAAACTGGGGTTTCAACCTCTACACCTGTATACTTGTTACCGTCGGGTGTTATACCCATCCACTTAATTACTTCATAACCTAAATTTTTAAGAACTGTACTCTCTATGTAATCTTTATAAGACTTGATTGGATTTCTAGTACCAAACCGAGAACCATAACTACCAGATTGTTTTCTACCATACGCTACAGCTGGAACTGTATTATAACTCAAAGTATAGTCGTAATCTGGATTTACAGCGTGTTTACCTAAGATGTAATTAATTAATTCCCAACCCATCTCATAATACATACCATCTATCCAATCTTTAGAGAATTTTTTATAATCATCAAATCCACGATAGAACGTTGGTGGGCCGTCATCCGTTGGTGATAAAGTTGTTGTACTTGCCTCTTTTATAATTTGTTTGACATCATTTTTTGATAAAAACTCATCTATTGATTCAAATAGTTTTTTAAACTTATTTGTCATCATATTATAGATACCCTTGTCAAAATATCCAAAAGCTTGTTTAAATAATTTTTCTCTATCCTTTTCATAATCTGGTGAACCAAGTAATTGTCTCATCACAGTTCCACTTACTTCTTTACCACCGACTTTGATTGATACGTGAGGTGCTGTAAGGACGTACCCATGTTCTTTATATCCTAATATATTACCTCTGTTCTTATTATAATCTTTAAAATACTTTCCACCCTTTAATCTACCAGCGTCTTTAGAACCAAATATGTAAATAACGGCCGTTGTCTTTTCATCATATTTTTTTAAAACGTTGTTAGCTACGTAAGGTGACTTTTCTTGTATGATACGATTCTTTGGTATACCCATCTTCACCATGTGACGAACTTTTTCTCTGAAATCCATTGGGTGTCTTGGTGGTTGTTTAATATTAGATGTAGTGATATATGCATCATCTACTCTTGACTTCAACCAATCATAGGTTTTTTTATGATGAGGGCCGAATGGTTGAAATCTTCCACCATAGATACCAACTACTTTTTTAATTTTGGTTCTATCCTCGTTTACTTTTTTGTAACCACTACCATATGGTACTGAAGTATGACCTTTTTTCTTCATCTTCTTAACCATCTTTCTACTAGGTGAAGGTATTGTACCATCGGCACCAACTAGAGATTCAGATTTTTTCTTTTTACCATCACAATGTGCTTTTTGACTAAAACCTTTTGGGTTGTTACAATCAATACTTTTTTTGTATTTGTCACTCCACTTCTCATTCATCTTTTTAGTTTTCTTCTTCATCTTATTGATAAATGTACGATAGACTGCAGCTTGTGATTTTTTACCCATTTCTTTTGCTCGTTGTTCCATAGCAACAGCCGCTTGAATTTTGTGAGCGTGGGACTTACCACTATTTTTAATTTTACTTACTGATTTTTGAGCATCTTTTACGGTAGCAAACTTTAACCCTTTAATTGTTCCTTTTGGATTTTCGTCTGTATATAAATCTGAATGAGATGGTGAATTTCTATGTTGTCCTTTTTTACGAGGTATTCTAGCAGCTTCTGTTTTACCTGTATCTGTTTTGAAAAATGGGCCTCTTCTAAGTGTTTGAAATCTCACAGCTACCTTTTGTCCAAATAATTTTTTAGGTGATAAGATTCTTAGTAAGACTGCTTTTTGAGGATTATCTACTTTTACTAACTCATACTCTATCTCTTTATACTTCTTACCCTTATATGTAACATTCTTACCAGTAATAAACTTTTCTACTTTATTACCCCTAACTGCAAATGCTTCCGATAACCCTTGTTGTTTTAATATTTGTTGTTTTTTAATCCAACTCTTTGCTATTTTATTTTTGATTGGTTGTTTTGTAAACTTAGTAATACCTTGTTTTACAAGTGAAGCAAACTTTTTCTGAGCTACATTTGGTTTTAAAAACTTAGAATTATCTACAATAAGAAAGTTTGATTTAAATAAATTCTGAAACTTACCGAGATTAGCTTGAACACCTTTCCAACTCTTTTCTAATAAATCTGGTGGTAATATTCTATCTCGTTCTTGATTACGTTGTTGAGCTACATCAAGAGAAGTATTAACAAATACCATGTATGTATCATAACCATCTTCTTGTAATTCCCTTTTCATCTTAGCTATCTTACTATAGTCGTGACCCGTACCATCAATAATCATACCTAACTTACCATCTTGATACAACTTCATTCTTTGCTTAGTAAGTGATTTAGCATAATCTCTCAAACCACTCTGACCTTTAGATGTCAAATCTTTAAACAACTCATCTGGCATCTTATCTAAATCAGTTCCGAATCCGTATTTGTTCAGAAGAAACTTTAACTCTTTATCAGAGTTTACCATCTTCATACCAGTCATACTTATATTGTATCTCTCAGGTATACCAAAGAGTTGCTTTG